CCTTCGAAATCAATTTTGTTACCGTCTGCCAGGTCGAAAGAAGAAATCTGAATAGCCGTTGACCCAATTGTTGCAGTAGCGTTTGTAAAAATCCATGGTGTCGCAGCATCCGCAGCCGTTACCACGTTAAGCGCAACAAGTGCGTTGTTGTCCGCATCCGCAAGGGCTTCTTGCTTGCCAGTCCATTTTGCACTGATTTTGATAGGCTTGCCGATACCTTCACAGGTAATATTCATTGACCCCATGCAGCCGGAAAACTTGTTCAGGATAGCTACTGGAGTTGCGCCACGCGAAATTGTACCGCGCCAAATGGTAAAGGATACCGCGTCACCGGCTGATTTCGGGCTGAAAGAATAGCCCTTTGTGCTTCCCTCGACCTCACTGATAGCCCCGCAAGACTCTGGCACTTTGTACCATTTAGGTTTTATGTCAACAGCCGCCGCCGGTCTTGCATAGCACACCGCGCTAATTTCAGCCGGACGCATTCCTGCAACGTCTTCGAGTTCCGCATGTTGTCCATTAGCAGCACGCATCGAATCAAATTCAGTGTTGTATTTTATCTTCGGTTCGTAAAAGATAACATCAAAATCAGCCGCCGCCAGCGTTTCAGCCGTGCCCGGTGTGCCTTCTACCTTGATAATCAAAAAATCTTTCTCTGCAAGATAAGCCATTTAAAGCCCCCTTTACTTATAGTGTTTGTGTTGGTTCAAGTCTATTCTGCATATATTCCACCCGCCATTTTGTCTTGAGTCTGGCAGGCTTTGCAATGTCACCAGTAAACGATGTTTTTCTTTCGTAGGAAACATAGTTCATTGATAGACAATCTGCATCTGATACAATCCAGTAGTCACGGCCAAACTTGCGCTTTAAGTCATGCAACATTTCATTTTCTGCAAGCTTGATTGACTCTGCCGGATTGTCAGTTTCCGAAATGAGATTAACTGTTTCAATCTCTACATTCAAATGGTTGACATAAGTTCCAGAATCCGCGCCCTCTCGGTTCGCATCCTGATTATCCTCTGTATCAAGTGATATTCTCACAGCGCAAGGATAGTCAGCAATCTCAAGCGTGCCTTCGTCACCCGGTAAACTGTCTTGCCAATTGTCGTAATAACCCCCGGCAATAGTCATGCTTTCAATGGCTTCTTTTATGCCACGCTCAATCCGGGTTTCTATGGTTGCGCTCTGTTTTGTTATTACATCAACCGGGTCAGATGCCGGGCTTGAGCCTGCATCATTGACAGCGTATATTTTGTAAGAATACGATGTGTTTGCAGTAAGTCCAGTATCAGTATAATTGTCAGCAACAACAGGGCTTGCATTGACCTTGACGTTGTTTCTGTAAACGTCAAAGTATTCTGCAAGCACCGTGAAATCCCACGTTAGCGCAATGGCCGTTGAGGATTGAGCGTATCCGGTTAGATTAGTTGGTTTATCAGGTGCGACAAGCGAACCACTTGCAAGCGTGCCTGTCTGTGATAACCCGAAAGCAACCGTGTTCTTGACGTTGCCTTCATCACCTATTCCAAGGCTGTCATCGTTCCAGTTACCACCTGCTGATTTTAGCACTTGGTCAGCTGTGTGTGTTTCGATTATAGCCGTTCCGGTAAGCGTTTCGTCTTGTACCTTTACAGATTTTCCGGTTCTAATGTCACCCGCAACCGTTCCGTTAAGACTGTTGCGCGCCGCTTCGTCAAAGGTTCCGGCAACGCCTCGCAGCGTGTCTGTTGTCAGTACGCTTGATATAGCAGGCAAATCCATTGTGCCAGCGTTACCGTCTGTCGTGTCATCCGGTGCAGTGTTTACGGCAAGCGGGAAATCCGGTATATTGCTCACTCCTGCTGTTCTACCCATGCTATTTGACACTTTGCCAATCTCAGACGATATCCATCGGCATTCAGCCGTTGATAAAAGCGCAAAATTACCCGCGATTGCCTGCGCTTCACTGATATATCCATCGGTTGCCATGTCAGTATCGTCTGTCAAATCGGCAACAGCACCAGCCCCAAGTGATATTTTCGTTCCATTACCGTACCAACCAGAACCGAAAAACTCTGTGGCAATATTTGTGGCTATGGTTGCGCCTGTGGTGTTATTTGTAAATCTGCAATTTATTATCCTATGCCGTACAGATGAGGCTGGGATATTAATACCGAGAGTTTGTCTATCAAAAATGCAGTTTTTAGCCGTAGAGCCGATGCCGGTTGTTCCAAAAGATATACCAGTACCGCCACCATAAAAAAAACAATCATCTATTCGCAAAGCATTGGATGTCACCGCAATAATGCCGACGGTTTCAGCATAAAATCTACAACTTCTTGCTGTAAATGTATTTGCTGCACTTATTCCAGCGGTTTTATTACCACTAAAAAAACAGTTTATAAATTGCGCGGAAACTAAACTTCCACCAGATGCGCCGGTATTTACACCATATGCACTACCAGCAGATGCTCCACAATTTTCAAAAGCACAATTTATTATTTTTACAAAGGAGTTGGATGTCGTGACTCCGGTTAAACCGGTTCTACCGGCACAGTAAATACGCAGTCCCTTTATAATTAAATAATCCGCGCCAGTTAAAATTAGTCCATCAACGTTATTTGCAGCGCCGTTATAATCTATTGTCAATGTTGCCGGTGTTGTATGGTCTGAGGCAACAACCATAATAGTTGAAACTGCAAGGTTCGTACCCTTCCAAATGGTATTAGTTAGCGCCGTTGTTCTCGCTATTGTTCCATTCTCGTTGCTGATTATCAGCCTATCACCGGCAGCAGGAGACTGTCCGGTTGCCGCAAAGCCACGGTCAATTGTTTTCCACGCGTTCGCCCAGCTTGTTCCATCGTCATTTCCGGTTGTGAGTCCAGGTATGCAGCACCAGTCAGCCATTATTCACCCGCCTTTACTATGCGAATCACGCCATCTGAATTGTAAAGCGCAATGGCATTGTCAATGGGAGCCTGTTCGAGTAGCGCCTGCATGGTTTCAACCGGTCGCGTAAAAGCGTTAACTGCTACATTGCGCGCTGTCTCTTCGAGGTCTGGCAAGTCCGGTTCAGGTTGTGGAGTCGGGCCGGTAATACAGCCGCTCAATATCCAAGTGTCAGGAATAATCGAATCTGCAAAATTGCAGAAAGATGCAGTCACGAGTTCAACGCCTGTCATATCCGCACCTTGTAGGATGCAGTGGAACAGGGTGTCTCCGCTTGATACATCGCTTTTGATAAGGCTTTTATAGTTGTGTATCATACTGCCTCCACCTCTCGCATACAAGCGCATTCACTGCCATCACGAAACTGCGCATATAGCAAGCTGTCACCCAGATTACGATAAACGTCCTTGGGTTCAAATGTCTCGTGGAAACATTTCGCGTTCATGTCGCAAGGTTTCGCGGCTTTGAATTTAACGTCTTGGCTCATGCTTTCAGCGCCTTTACAATTGAAAAGCTTTCGTCAAGCTCTCTCTTGCGATATATCAACCTGTCCAGCTTGCTTTTAACCGCCGTTATCTCGTCGTTGATCATGGCAAGGTTCACGGCAATCTTGGCCCGGACAAGTGCTATACCGTCCGGAGCCTGAACCGGAGCGGAAACAATCCGGTCAATATGGTTCATCGCGTGGTCGATTCTCATGATACAATAGCCGCTTCTGTAAAGTTAGGCTTGATAATGGCCCGCGTGTCGCTCAATCCGTAACCAACAGGCTGCGAAATGAACCCAGCTGTTGTTTGCGCCGTGGTACTAATCCCACCGGCAACAATCCCGATGTATGCTGATTGACCAGCAAGCAAGCCTGAAACGGATATGCCTTTAATTTGTAGTGAACCCATGGCCGTTGTGCTAATTCCGCTTGCAAGCACGCCCACCGCTGGAAGCGCCGTTGTCGTGGAACCATTGCAGGCGGCAATAGCGCCCACTGAGTTGACACCACAAAGCAAGCCAGCCGCAAGGCTTGACGTGCCGTATCCAGTGTGTAACACCGAATCAATAGGGTAATCGTCAATTGTTGCACGCGCCTTTGTCGGGTCAATGTCAAAAAGAATGTCTGTATTGCTCAAAGCAAATCCGACATCCTGCTGAACGTAAACCGGGTAAGGCTTGGTTTGCGTGAAGTATCCATAAACCAATGAATCCATATACACGCGCCCGCCCATGGTAAGCCCGGAATATCCGCTAATATGAGCACGCTTTACAGGTCGAAGCGCCTGCCCTGCATTGGCACGCTCAACAGCAATACCAACCGCGTCCTTGCGGACAATACTCGCCGGAACATTAGCAACCCAAACGATAGAAATCGCAGGAGCCCAAAGCCCCGCCGCTGTTAAATAAACCAAATCCCCCACATCAATTGTTGCAGCCGCAACAGCAAGATTGAGCCGGTTTGATTCTGTGAAGTCGCATGATGCAACTTGTAATCCGTTATCCATTGTAAACCCCTTTTTTTAATTATCCTCTTAATAGTTGACCGCTACTCGACACCATATCACTCTGATTGTAAACAGTTCCAAGGAACATATTTACAGTTAGAGCGGAACGAATTTCTTTTAATCTCTCTTTGTATATTGCGTACTTGATTGCGTATTTGTCATCTGCAAGCATATTCTGAGTGTCCACCTTACCCATCTTTTCAAGGCATACCTCGACTATAACCCAATTTATGGCCCATTGCTTTATATTGTAGTCAATAGGCGAAACAATCTGAGTGCTTGTCAGGCCGAATTCACGAGCCAAATTGACAACAGCACTGTCAGACCGGGTAATATAATCTGTCAACGTGATGCCAGTAACCACGCTGTCTGTAATATCTGCGCTTGTTATGTAGCTCATCTTAAACCTACCTCTTTTATTGCTCTACCAATAGCAAGGTTGATATTGTTGTAAACTTGCGCGCCAAGCTTATCAGCGGCTTTTGTCAGAAACTTACCGCCCTTAATTACAATATCTTTCTTAATGCTCTTTGCAAACACAAAAGCATTGCCGGAAATCCATCTCAATGCTTTACCTTTTGGCCTTATCTTGCTTGCTGAAATAGTACCACCCTCATGTTGTATTTTCGCATAAGCCGCCGCGCCACTTACCCGGCCATCAAGGAAAAGCTCGCCGACAAGCCCATCCCTACTAACAACGGTTCTATAAGCCTTGTCCAGCGCACCGGAGCGCGATGTATAACTGTGATTAGTTGAAGCCTCTTGCTGTATGTCGGCAAGACCTTGCTTTAAGGCTCGCCTACCTGCACGCGCCATAGTTTCAGGAGCCTTTGTGAAGGCCGATATAAACTTGTCAAGGTTTTCAACTTTAATCTGCATTTATTTTACTCTTAGAAAAAAGGGACTGGAAACCCTTTCGGGTAACCAATCCCTTTTAATGTCAAGAAGTCTATCTGTATCTATCCGTTAAGGATTAACCGAGCAACAGAGCGCAATGTTCAGGCTTGACCATAGCGCAACCCCAAACAAGAGAAACTTCGTAATGCATCCGGCGATACTGTCCGTAAGATGCAATTTCGAATGTCAGCCCGCTGATAGGGTCTGTCACGTAGATAACGTCATTTGCCATGTCACCTGTTCCGGAGCCGCCTGTGACGCGTTTCGGAGGACGTGCAACAAGAACAATTGCGTTGCGGTCAAAGGCCATGTTTGCGCGATAAGCAGCAGACAGGGTCAAATCCTTGGTCTGGAGAACCGCGTTCATAAGGCCCGGAGCGTTCAGGGTGAGAGTGTCACCGGCTGCCGCAACTCCGCCAGCGGTGACGTACTTATTCGCCACGGCTTCAGATTCAAAGGTCACCACATCACCAGCAAGGATGGTTCCGTTTCCGGTCTTGCAAACGATTGCAGTCACGCCAGCGGCATAACCTGCGTTTGTTTCGTATGTGGCAGCACCTGTTCCGGGGGTATGCAGTTTGACTTGTCCGGACTGTCTGATTGCAAACCCTTCGAGTCTGTCAATCATTCCATTCCGCAACATTGCATCGCTGCCAGCTTCGTTGACCTTAAACAAATTCGACTGCTTGCCACGGAGAGCGGCCATTGCAGTGTTATTGATAACAAGCTGCAAGTCACCCTGTGGTGCGCCGTTGTCATCAAGAATAAGGCGAGCGCCCGAAAGCTCTGTCAGGTCACCAGCGGTTGTAATGAAAGGAGTCGTGCCAGCCGTACCATAAGCGCGTGACGCTTTAGGATAAAGGGCAGCGATGGAAAGCTCAACCTTGTTTGTGATTGTCCGGAAAGCCTGAGCAAAGCGGTCGGCTTTGATGTTCTGATAAACCGAGCCGAGTCCGGTTTCTTCTTCACCGTCAATCTGGACAGGGACCTGCCAAGCGGTGTCCATGGTCACATCAACATAAGAAATCACTGAACTGCCAGTGTCCGGAGAGGTCGCGGCGGGTGTGATTGCTCCACCTGCATTGGCCGGGCAAACCGGTACGCGGATAATCTGGTCTTTTGCAACCTGTTCAGCACCAACGTAGGAACGAACAGCGGGAATGAACCCGACAAGTTCACGTGAAACTGTGTCAAGGCCCTGATTGATAAACGGAATGAGGTTTGTAAGTGTATTAGCACCCATGATGAAAATCCTTTAGTCTGTGACGGCTCCACCGCTTTTTGTAAATGCTACTTGCTCTTTAGGAGCCATAGCAAAATACGCCGCACGGTCGAGCGTCTTTGTTTTGTTTTGTCCTCCGGATGTGGAACCTCCACCGCCGGATTGTCTGCTTTTTGCAAACTCTGGGAAATCGGTTAGAAACTTATTGACCCCGCCCTGTAGGTCAAGAACATCCTCGCCCGATTTGAATATTACAGAATTGCCTTCAATGTCAACAGCACCTTTTGATATAAGCGAATCGACTACTAGAGGTACACCGATTGCCCTATCCCCGAAAGCCGTTGTCAGAGCGGAACGCAGGGCATTGTCCTTGCTTTGCTTTGCAAGGGTTTCTTTTTCTTTGTCAGCCGCTTCAAGCTTTTTCATAATGGCTTGTAGGGTCTTTTCGGTTTCTGTCAACTTTTCTTTTGACTTTACAACCTCGTCAGCCCCTTTGATTTTACCGGACAAACTCTCAAGAACATTATCCATGTCATCAATCGTTTCGTGTCCTGCCATCTTTGCAATCGACTCGAAGGCTTTGGCGCGTTTCCGCAACCCTTCTGCCTCTCTGTTTACCTCGCGCTTTGCAGCAATCCCACGGTTTTTTTCCGCTTCGATTAATGCGAATGCGTCTTGGTAAGCGTCGGCAATTCCTTTTTCTTCAAAGAGCGTTTTGAGTTCTTCCAGAGAACGGGCCATAATATACCTCCGTGGGTGTTTGGACAACTCTGTCCTTTCAAAAGACAGAATTGGTTTTTGCTGGACAAATCTGTCCAATGATTGATATATAGTTTATTGTGGAATAAAAAGCAAATATTATTTCATAGACGCCAAAAGTTCCGCGCTTGGGGCTTTGCTTTCGTTAGGTTGCCAGCCCCGCAACGTATCACGCCATGCACCCGGATTCTCTGCGTACTTTTCCGCGCCGGCCTTACCCATCATGGCCTGTCTTTCATCGTCTGATAGGCTGTCAAGATAGTGCGTTGCTCCATCGTCAACAAGCGATTTGTCTATTTCGCCATAATAAACAGGTAGCAGTCCGCAAAGACAATGAGGATGATAAGGGTAAGGTGGCCCCTCTTCTTTTGGGAATATGCCCGGCCCAAGTCCGTAAAGGTCAGCCTCTGCATAGAAATTGCAAATATCGTCTATGTCATGCCGTGAAGATAGTACAGACCTATAACCCACAACATCTTCATCCTCATATAATCGCACCTTGAAGCCGTCGCCATATGCCCGCGCCGCCTCTGTGCGAACAAGCCGCTCTGTGTTATATCGGGCCTTTTCCCAGATAGCACGGTCAAGCGCTTTGTCTATTAACTCCGCTTTGCCGGTTTCAACAGCCTTCATCATCTTGGCAAGGCTTTCTTGATATTGTACTTTGAGGTGTCGAGTCGGCGCGCCATTAGCTGCCAGTTGTTCCGCGTACTTTTTAACTTGATTCAACTTTGATGTAAATTGCTTTATTGCTTCATTGTCACCGGCAAGCGCCCGCCTTGCAGCCGCCGCAACCTCTGCAATCTTCTTTGTGGGGTCACCACCTGTCTGCAAGATCGCATGTAACTCTTGCGCTCTCGTGGCCCATCCCTTGCCCTTAATCATGGCCGCCCGGACCTCTCCGGATACCGTCTCTTTGATTAGCCTGCCAGCGCCCCAAAGTCGCTTGGATAAGGTCAAACCCTCCTTGTCGTAAAAGCCCCCGAGCAAATTGCTTTTTTTCACAAGCAAACTTGCTGGGCCAAGGTCAGCACCCAGACCCATAGCATTCTTGACACCGGACACCATCCAATCTTCCAGCGTCCGCTCGTAGCCGACTTCGTTCCATGCCGCAGTAATAGCAGCATCCGGACTCATGCCACTACGCATCTTTGCCCGGATAGCAGCCTGAAAAGCCTTTGACCTGCCTATTATGCCAAGCTCTGTCTTGTTAGCTATTTTCTGTAACTTGTTCAGATTCTACCTCGCTTGTCGTTTCGGTTTCGTCCGTCATGTCCGTTGTTTCGCCTGTTGTTTCGCTTGCAGGTTTCGCCATGGTCTCTATTTCAGCCTCTATGGTTTCGAGTGTCTCATTGTCGGCATCCGGGAACACCGCACTAAAAGCACGCACTTCTGCATACTTGTTTGCTCTTGGACAAATATTCATGCTAATTATAGCTTCATAATTTGCCAAGTCAGCCGTTGCAGACCGTGGCTGATAATCGGTTTTATAGTAAGCCTCATATGTAAACGATGCCCCAGTGTAAGCCTTGAAAGTGTCCATTATCCAGAGTTCAGCCGCCTTTAGTATCTGTGAGTGATTCTTGAGAATAAATCCATGGGCCTGAAAATCCCACTCCTTTGCAATGCCGGACGTTTGCAGCTTTACGCCTGTAACTCCCGATTGTTCGGCCAGGTCAAAGATTCTCATTCTGATTTCGTCACTCTCTTCTCTGATTGTCTTAGGTATTCCCATGTCAGGAGAAACATACATCGGAGGATTCTTTGCATCCTGTGAATAGAAAATAACATTGCCAGCCCCTACTTGCATTCCTTCACTTGGAGACCCCTGCATGCAAAATTGACTGAAACCCTGTTTACGGATTACCTCCCTGCGTTCGCTGTCAACATTGTACATGCTCCAATTCAGCTTGGCAATATCATACATACCGGAACCGCAAGATAGGGAATCCGCTTTGCGCCTGCCAAAATACACCATGCGAACAGGAAACAACCCAGCCGGAAGTTTAATCTCTTCCAGTGTGACCATGACCGTTTTATCTCTTTCGGTTTGTTCCTTTTGCACCTCACAAAGCCCTGTTGACCACTTACGGTAACGCGCCTCTTCTTTACCGTCAACAATTTCTGGCCTGTCCACAAAGGTAATGCTCTTTATCCTTCCATCACGTTCAAGCTCGTAGCATTTAACGCTGATGCTACCCTTTACATAGACATACGGCATAATCCTGTTGTCGATGTTATCTTTCTCTCTTGCGCTAATTTCTTCTTGCGTGTAATTGTCCATAACGATAAAGCAAGAGCCATGCAGCGCCGTATCAATGCCCACGCCTCGCATGAACTCCGACATGTCGCTTCCAAGGTTATCAACATTCAAGATAAATTCATCAGCCGCCGCGCTATCACCCTCAATTTCCCGCTTTATGTCCATGCTGTAAATGGGGTTGATTTGAGCGTTTACAATCGGCTTTACAAAATTCTTGTAAACAGCCATTTCTCGCCGTTCCCGATACATCGTTTCAATGGGATACGGAACGAGAGCATAACCGCTTTCAAACACGCCATCACCTTCATAAGCGTTGTCTAAAAATAAATCCTTGACCATGGTCAATATGTTTTGATGTCGTTGATTGTCACTTCTATCTGGCTCTTGATAGCCAGTCTTCAACTCCGTGCCTGCCAGCGCCTTAATGTTTTGTAATGATGTTTCCATTTTATTATCCTTTTGTTTAGTTTATAACCCTTTTATGAATGTTGCCCCTGTAAACTTCTTTCGCATCTCGTATGCCACAACCATAGAGTCAATGTCATCGTCATGCTTGCCGCTTGGAAAGTCTGCAAGCTGTTTTACTACTGCCTCATTCCATGGAGCTTTACGCATGTAAACATTTCCAGCGTCAAAGATAGGCTCAAGAACAGCCGCCTTGGCAGCCTTTTCGCCGGGTAAATTTACTTTTGACACGCTCCGGACTCCCTGCAATGCATCTCTAACCTGTGTAAATGCGTCTTTATACCCGCCGAAAGCTTCAACCCCTACCATCACCCTGTCAGTGTCTGCAATGGCCGTGGCCACTATGCGTTGATTGCGTTCACCGGCTTCCCATTTACCCCGCACATAATCAGATACAAATATTCCATTGATTAAATTATTGCCTATCTTACCAACAGGAGAAACCGCAAGCAAACAACCGCTTGTATAGTCAGGGTCTGACCGGAATCGCTCCTCTGCACTGCTTGCAATATCCCAACCTCTGTAAAATGTCATGCTGCCTGTCAACTCGTTAAAGTCAGCATCTGATAGATATTTTATCTTGTCAACCCTGATAACATTGCCGCCCTTAATCCTTGGCTCTCCCTGCATAAGCGCCGCCGTGCCATATTCACCAAGCACGGCCCGCTGTCCATTATACCAGTCAGCATCAAACCTTTCTGGAAACAATATACCAGTTGAATAGTCGGAGGAGAACGCTGGAAAGTTTATTTCCTGAAATTGCGGAAACTCTGGATTGATTGCAACCTGTTCTTTTATCCTGCCAAATAAGTCGTCAACATGCCATGCAGTAGCCATAATAACCACAATGCAAACAGGAGCGCGCCTTGTCATTATGTCGTTACAAAATGATTCCCATGTTCTATCACGGTAAACACTACTTTCAGCATCCTGTCTATTCCGGCAAAAGTCATCACCTATAATCAGGTCGCCGCCTTTACCGGTAACGCTTCCACCCATGCCGACAAATTGCGCTTTACCGCGTGTCTCTTTGCCCTTGTACGCTATACCCCACTGTTCCACGCCTTGACTATCAACAGACAATCTCACATCCGGGAATACTTTTCCATATTGTTCAGACCGCATTATTCGCCTGGCATCTTTGCTGAAACTCTCTGACAAGTCAGCCGAATACGAAAACTGTATTACCTCTTTATCAGGATATAACCCAAGGAATCTTGGTATGCCATATCTTGACAGCATATCAGACTTGCCATGTCGAGGCGGTACTTTGATTAATAGATAGGAAGATTTGCCACGAGAATAATCATCCATGGCCTTATCGAAAATATTGCAGATTGCTTTTGTGTGTATGCCAACTTTTAGAGGGTCGCTATTCTGCCAAGTATATTTGAGAAACTCGAGATGGTCGCGCCGGGCAAACTCTCTATTTATTTCGTCAAGTGTGTATATCCCTTGCACGCGCCCTTTCGTGGATTTCCCTGATTGCCTGCAAGTCTTCCGGAGACAGCTTCTTCAGTTCATCCGAATTAGAATTGTTCAGGCTCCCGGCCACGTCGATTTCTTTTCTATCCCGCCACTCTTTAGGGAAGCGGTTTTTAAGATTGAATATCATGAGCGTTGCATTTGCATTTGGTATCTTGCCAATAGAAGCTCTTGCCGCTTTGTCATCCCACCATAGACGGTTTGCGTCAAACGCTTTCTCTTTGGCGTCCAAGAATTCCGGATGGTCCTTTTCCCAATTGTGAACCGTGCTATTAGTATGACCTATCGAAGCACCGAAAGACATATAGCCGAGCCCCTTGCTCATGTGCTTGATAAGCTTTTCACAATATTCAGGTTTGTATTTTGTAGGTTGGCCCGGATGTGGTTTTTTTGGCGGTTCGATGGATTCATTGGTTTCATTCATAATTCAAAGATAATACTAATTCAGAAACTTGTCAATCTCTATCTTGTCTTATGGATTAATCTATATCTATTATTATATACGCTGTCTTTTGCTTTCCATCAAACGCCCTATGGTGAGCGGACATGGCAGTGCCAGTTGATGTATCACAGACAGGTTGCACTTAACCGGCTGTCGTATGCCGGAACCGGAGAGAGCGGGAATAGACGCTGCGAACTTCGGGAAACGCATCCGGCTTTAGTCTAACGTGCCCGCCGGACACTACCACCGCTCTACATGCAGGCCAAAGCCGTGCATCTGGCCGCCTGCTTGCCGTCTCTCCTGCCTGGCTTCATACCGATTATAGGGAGACGCCCATTTGCGCCCTACGGAGCCGCTTCAATGGTTAGGCCTGTAATATAATAACAAGCTGATTGCAGGTAAATAGATATTTTAACTTTGACGGAATAATGCTAATTTACTAAATAGTCACGGTTAATGTTAGCACAGCCGCCGCAATCCAGTACACAGCGCGCCTGTAGTCACCATCACAGCAATATACAACCGCTGCGGCAACGTCAATAATCATTAATACTATTGGCAAAATCTTTGTTTTATCCATTGATTATATACCCTTTGCTTTTAAGTAAACTCTTATCATCTGACAAGAATTTTCATCGACAATGCAATCCTTTTCGAGACATAAAACACACCATGGATTACTTGATTTCACAAATGACATAACAGTTTCCGGTGCTTCTCTGTTTACGCAAACCGATTTAGATACTCCAAGAGGATTACTGCATGGCAACATACAGCCCCCTGCTCTCAGATGTTCTTTTGAGTGGCCGCAACCAATAACCTTACATTTTGCAGCATTTTCACATATAACATTCATTGTTTTTTATCCTTTCGCGCATCAGTCTCATTTCTTAATGTAAACATATCAGCATAATACCTCTTGCAATTATAGCACTCATTACCATACTGCAAAGACTGGATATTAAAATAGTGGCACTTTTCACATTCACGCGGATGTAAAACAACCTTATCTTTCTCCATTACCGTACCGCCTTTGCTTGTTTGTTGTCCTAATGGCAACCATTTCAACATCATTTTCCACCCTCCTATTCCAACACTCTGATATGTTTAATCTTCCATCCTCGACCCCATGGCCCACATTAACGCAATTTTTGAAAAAGTAAATCTCTAAATTACACTTTTTGCAAGTCACGCCTTTATACCATTTAGACCACGAGTCACCCATAATAAACTTAGCTTTACCGCCACAAAATGGACATGGCAAAAGAAGTATTTTCATCTTTGTTTTCCCTTTACGTTAAAAAGCGTATTTCCCAGACATCACGCTATGACCTGTATCATAGGCGAAATCTTGACAACCATCAAGCGGGGCTTTCTTGCAGTGAGCTGAAAGAAAGCAGCACTCGCACTTATAGACCTTCTTACTCTGATATGACCGACTCGCAGAATCATTCCTGATTATCGCGTCAAGAACTTTATCTGCAAGCCTCTTTGTTCCGTGCCATTTACTTTTCATCTTTGCACCCCTCGAAGCTGACAACCATATTTTCAGCCATGAGCTTGAGCCATGACATCAAACGGACACCATCGGCTTTCTCGACCATTATCAAGCTCTTGCATTCATTGCCATTATTAGATTCATATTCATATTCACAAATTGGTATCCCGATAAACTCCCCGATTTTCTTCATGATACTGGCTCCTCTTGTTGTTTGTTGATTATGGCTTTGGTATTGTAAAGCTGGCATTCAGACCTTGATGACGGTATTCTATCCGGCCTTACTTGCGTAAAGCATAAAAAGCACTCGTGAGAATTCATTAATTTTTGCGGGTAGTGTTTGCACTGATAAAGCTTCATGGTTCCCTTTTTTGTTTTTTGTTGTTGATTATTTTAAGGGCTTCTTCTACGCTATGTATTATAGCATATTGACCACGCCAAGCAATAGACCATAATTTTTCATCATGCGTCAATGTAGATTTTGCATCTCGTTTAATTTCGAAAAGATAATTCTTGCCATGGGTACCAACAAGAATATCTGGGCATCCTTTCCCAATTGCGTGTATTGGTTGCACGGTTGCGCCACATGAGCGCAAGCCCTTAACAATTTGCAGCTGGTTATCATCAACCTTTGATGCGCGTCTCATTTACTTTTATCCTTATAGTATTCTTGTTGTATGTCAAGTATTGGCCTAAATCCCATTAAACGGTCACGGCAAATATTATGCGATTTCAGCCATGCCAACCATGCCAGGTCAGTCTTGCTTGTTGTTGACATGAGAGGCTTTACCCATTCGAGCCATTCTAAATGTAATTCTTCTATTGTCATGATTCATTACTTAATTATTTGTTGTACGCAAAACCGTCACTCTTATTTTTTCAATTATTTGTTCTTTTTTCTTCAATTCGTTTTCTGTATTTTTTAGTCTGGTTAATAGTATGGAAAATGAATCTATGTGCTTTATTTCGTGAAAGTGAGTCCATGTAAAATTTTCAATTTCTTGAATAGTGCCCGATTGGATTATCTTCGTATATTCCTCTTGCTTATTTTTCATAATTCCCTTTCTTCGCCTTGTGGCGGTTTTGCGTACAACGTTCTAGGCATGGTGCTGTTGCGCTTTGGCAATGGCACCAGTGCCGTTTGTTGTGCGGGCGGCTTTGCGCCGAACCGTACTTTTTTCGCGTGCCTTTGATTTTTGATTTGTTTCATCTGAAATAAATTCAAGAACGGGCGCTCCACCTGCGTAATCAGTAGCTTTGGTCTTGTCTGTGAATACTGGCATAACGCCACACATACCATCAGCCCAAACTAATGGTAACACTCCGCGCCCCATTGGAGAATCTATTTCATGGTTTTTAGAGATAACTGACACTACATAGTATTTCATTTTGTCTTTTGCCTTTCGCGAAAAAAGTATGGCGTACAACGGATGGCGGTAGCACGAAGCCGCCGATTCCATCAATTTATTCTTCTGGCGGTTTGGGTTGACGGGCCTTGGCCCGGAACCGTACTACCGCTTGCGTGAACAGGCTTGCCTGTGAGCCGCCATGCGTTTGTTAGGCGATGTGCCTTTGCGCGCTCTTCAATTTCTTTATTAAATGCTACTAGTATCATATTGCACCCATATTTACATTTGTCATGTTTTTGACCTGGCTCTATCGTTATTCCATCACGGAATAAATGAGAACATCCTGACATTATTCCGCTTGGAGAATAAACGCGCTCCGACATTGATAGATAACATGGGTTATTTTCGTTTTCTGGAAATCGCACACCCTGCATTATCCTAAATTTTTCCTCTATCGTTTCATTCAAAAGAGACTTAGATTCATCGTCAAGCGTTTTATCCATAACGGGTTTAATATTATCGAAGAAACAATTTACATCGTCTTGGTCAAAAGCAAAGTCAGTATCGCACCCCTTATAAACAGAGAAGAACACGGCATAAGCGTCCGATAATTCCCTATTGTAAAACTCAATAAATTTAGGAATGTCCTTATAGTTTTCCTTTGTCATCGTATAAGTTATCGATACCGTAGACAGTGGAATACATTTTTTGATATTGCCAACTACAATATCAAATGCGTTTAGACCTACTAGGCTGTTCCAGTATTTTTTATCATAAGAATCTAACGATACCTTGACTCGCAGCAATTGTTGTGCTGGTGGAAGAACTAATGCGTTTGTATTGAGGTGAAAGCGATAGTCGCTTCCATTGTCTCGAATAAACGGATATAGCCATTTTACTGTTGAAGGCTCACCACCAGTGATATGATAAATCGCTTCTTTGCCGTGTTTGGCAAGAATTGACTCAAAGCACTCTTTTGACATTTCGACAGGAGAAACAACATGGTTGCAGTAACGGCATTTCATTTGGCACTTATTTGTAATAAATATCGCTACCCTACGAACTGGAATATTATTTCCACTAATTAGGCATTGTTCTGTTTCGTCTGCCCTTTCTAAAAAGCTATCCCAGTATTTTGAATTTCTCATGTCTTTCCTTTTTTCCCGAATGTGAAACATGCGCCCTGTCTTGCGCGCAAAGGCATTTCGCCTAACGGATTGAGTATGGTGCAGTAATTTTTACCATAATCTATTATTAAAATTATTGCACTATACGATTGCTGTACGATGTTTAGCGCGTGCCTTTGCGCGCTGCCTTTGGTCTGCTATTGTCTTCTGGTTCTTTGTCAGTCTTGGACAATTCCAAATACTACACCCCTTATTTATGCTTCCTCTACATAGATTCAACCCATCTTTTGAATATTCTTCTAAGTCTTTTAATTGACACATACAAGAAAACGCATCAAATTCTTCACCTGTATGAAGCTCTTCGCCATACTCCGCAACAATGTTTTTTATGGCTTTTGCGCAACCCTCTATTGTTCCAATGTTCTGTTGACAATGTTTTACTATTTCGTCTCTTACAAGAGAGACAATACATTCGTCTTGATATGTTGTCATATTACCTCCTCTCCACATTCAAGGCATCGCTCTGTAAATCCACCATCACAGGGGAAATCGCGAGTATCTAAGTGTTGG